CGTCTCCATGACCAGTTTCTGCTCGCCCCCAACAACCACAATGGTGCTGCCAGAGGGCAGGGGAGCCGCCTTAACAATGTAAGTGTCCGTCGCGCCGTCGTTGTGCTGCACGTCCACATAGATCGCAGAGCCCGTCCGGTTTGCCACCGTGAGGCCAATGAGCGTCGTCTGGGTGCTCGCTCCAACGGTGTAGCTACCGACCGTTACCGGGGACGTTCCAACACTTTGCGAGACGTAGCGTTTGAATGTATTAGCCATGGTTTATCCTCTTAGCCAAGTGCTATTGCCAACGCTACAGCAATGCTATTCGCCGTGTTGTCCGTATAGGCCTTAACACTCTGTTGGGTGGGGACCAGCGTGTCGGAATCCGACGCCATATCATCCTCGTCCACAAACCCAGTGATCGTGATCGTCCCATCGGAGATGCTGGTGTTGAACGTCATGGTGTCAGCGGTGAGGGCATCGTAGGTCGGGGACGTGAAGTCCGTCGCAAACGCGCTAACAAAGACAATAGCGCTGCCCGACAGGTTGATGGCCGAGCCACCACTGCTGCTTTCGGAAGGCGTTCTGGAAAGGGTGGTGCCGCTGGCGGTGTAGGTGCCCGTACCGATTTCCCAGTTGGCACCATCTTCTATGACATAGCGAACAGTTTCGCCGTCAGAAACCCCCGCCGCCCCGAAGGTCTGATAACCAGTCTCGGCAGCGCCGAGCGTAATGGTGCCCGTGCCAGTCGTGCTGGTTGAGACTCTGGCGCGGTTTACAAATGTAACCATCACAAAACTCCACGGTTAAATAAACAGCGCCAGTTGTCTTTATGCAATCCGAATGATGGCGTTCGACGCGTCCGCAGTAGGAAACTGGATCGTGAAATCGCCAGCAGTGGAGGTCTTGTCTGAACCGAAGTCCAGCACCACAACCGCTGCATCAGCCTCAGTGCTGTTATAGATTAGGGCGCCCCGGGCGGTGATCGTCGCCGTGGACCACGTAGTATCAGCAAAGTCCGTGAACGCGGTAGTGCCGGAGCTGGTCGGCGTCACGTTGGTGAGCGTATTGCCCCCTGCCGTGTACCCGGTGCCCGTCACCTCGTTGGACGTACTGTAGGCCGTCGTGGTCGCATCAAGCGTTGCCGAGCTGGTGAACAAAGCAATCTTGAACGTATCGCCAGTCGCGTTGGTAAAGTCATGGGTGCCCGTCAAAAGCTGCGTCTTAAAAGACGTGCACATAGCCTGTGTAATTGCCATCTCAGAGCCTCCTCACGGCGTCTGCTAGTTCGGGTTGCCCCGCATCTACCAAGGCATTATAAACGGTTGTACGGTCGCTAGAGATAGCCTCACGCATGTAATACGCAACCACCTTCTGCATGTCCCGCTTAAACGCCTTGGCCTGTTCCTTGATTAGTGGGTGCGCCGTCTCCGAAACGCTCATCAGCTTATCTACGCAGCGGCTCGCTACTTCCTCCGGCGTAAACCCACGCTTATCCGTTGTGTGGATAGCAACAATAGGATCAGCGCTTACAGAAACATCTACACTAAACATTAGCCTGCCCTATTGTTTTGGCCGAATAACCATCCCAGTCCGATACTCATCCGTAACTTCCTTCGCCTCCCCAAGCTGCTTGAGTGCGCCAAGCGCCTGGGTGAAGCTCTGGAAGTACATTTGCATCATGTCCTGCTCGCCCTTCATGAAGGTATACGCTTCCACCAAAGAGCCGTAAAGCATTGCCACCGAAGCGTTTTCACTGAGCCACGTAGTCCCAGAATCGGAGCCGGCCGTCAAACTGGTCGGGCGATAGTAATAGTGAAGCTCCGCCGTGTAAGCGTCGTCTGGCGTGGGTGCCAAGATGAAGTTATCGACGTTGAAAACCGCGTAGTAGCGTGGGGAGCCCGTAACAGAGGCATCCGGCGCAAAAGTCTGAATAAAGTCCACGTCTTTAAAATCAACAAAAACGTGCGAGCCACCAGAAAGAAAAGACAGGGAAAACGGGGCCAAGAAGTCCGACGGGCAAGACAGATACTTGTTCGAGGTGGTCATGCTAGCCGTCGCGTTTTTGCGGAACAGGCTCAACTGAACATTCTTTAGAATTTTCTCCTCGGTGTTTTTGATAAACACTGGGAGATTGTTAACGAACGTGGTTTCGTCGTTTTCCGCGTAGTCTTGAATCGCTTGTTTTAGCTCGCCGTATGTAAAGCTCATGTCGTTGTCACCGTTACCGAGCCAACTTGACCAAACCCCGCGGTGGGCCTTGGCGCGGGCTGTTCAACCGTCCAGACTCCTACAAAAACAACCAAAGGCTCCACGCGATCCGGGCGCGCATTTTTAATCGCTTCCGCATCAATGACCTTGCGAAACGGCCCGAGCTGCGGATGCTTCGGCTCCCACTCGTCTTTGCCAACAAGCAGGCCGTTCCACTCCTTGCGCATATCCCTGTACCGATAGCGCTGGCCAGAGCGGTCAGAAATCGCGTAGGCGTATTTACCAGACGCAAACTTAGCCATCAGACCGTCCTAAAATACTGGTACTGAGGCACTACATTAAAGGAAGCCCGATCCCGGTCCTCCTGCATGGCGCGCTCAAACTCTTCTTCGTACACGGCTTTCAAGAGCTGAATACGATTCGGAGCCCGCTTCATGGCAATGTAGTAGGCCAATCCCGCTGCTAAGCACGGATAAAAACGGAACGGCATGTCCACCGTGTTGGTGTACGTATCCGCGTCATCCATGCGCGTCAGGCAGTCATAGATCACCACGTCCGTACTGTTCTCGGCCACGGGCCAAAGCTTGAGCACCGGAGTGCTTTGGCGATCCAAGAAAAACTGATTTGGCCGGCTTTGCGTGGTCTTGTTCGGGATGCTCAGGTACTCATCCCGGGACAAGCGCTCCAGGGCGTAATCCGTGCCGTCGCGACGAACAACCACAGACAAGACGTCGATAACATCGGCGCTGAGCGTGTAATTGCCCGTGCCGGCCACCATCGTCTCGCTGCGGTTTTTGATCGTCCACTGGTTCAGACCACGGTTTGCCCACTCGGCCAGCATAAGGTTGAGCGAGCGCTTTGCAGTCTTCATGTCGTAGCCGGTACGAACCTCCAACCCACAACGCTCGAACGCCTCCTCAATGTAATCGGAGACGTCCAGCTCAAAATCTTTGCTGCCCGAAGTAGCCATGATCAGTCTGCTTTAACCAGCTTGTAGCCTTTAGATTTAGCGGCTTTGCGAAGATCAGCAACGGTCATGCCGCCCTTCGCCATCATTTCCGGCTTGCCGGCCATGCCGCCCCCACGCATCTTCTTACGCGGCTTCATCGCCATGGTTGAGTCTCCTGTAGAGTTCCATCCGCTTGGCAAAAAGTTCTTCGACGTCGTATTCGTCGAAGTACGTATCATAGTAGCCCTTCTTGGCTAATTTGTCTGCGGCGTCCTGAACCTTGGAAAGCCGCTGAAGGAAGATTATCGCATAGGGCTCATCTATTACATGGGTGAATGACTCATCGTCCAAGTATTCGTTGGGCTCATCATCCGGGTGAAAACCCATGACCCAATAGTCCCTGTCTATGAAAAACCCGTTTGCGATAGCGTCGTTCAATTCATCCAAATAATCATGGAAGCGCCCAGGATCGGGGTCATAGTTGCGATCAACAACCAAAAGCACATCCAAAGTGTCTTCCCACTGGGAAAGGCAGGAATAAATCTCCTGATAGCTCTTTTCGTACTTGAACTTGAATCCGACGCGCTCGTCCTGCCATGCTTTTTTGGCATAAGGACATGGCGGAATGTTATTAAAAAAGGGGTTTTCGACCTCCAGAACAGTGGCCGACCACTCGCGAATCTCTTCAGCGATCTTGCGCTCATCGCCTACCAAGAAGGCTGCCGCCCTCATACCCGCGTGACCGAGCCCTTGGTGACTTTGCGACGATCCCCCAGGATAGAGCCGCAGCCCCGGGCAATCACACCGCCTTTGCGCTTGCGTACTACCCGCGCGCTTTCAGTGTTTGCCACAACCTGCTTGCCTTTAGAGCCTTCTCGCTTTTTTTTGCGAGCTGTCGCAGCGCGCTCAGACTGACTAAGACTCTGCGCCTTGCTTCGAGGCAAACATCTATCTGGGTTCTTCTTATCTTTAGAAGTCCCACACGCGCCCGCGATATTTCCCGAGCTATCAATGCGTACCCATTCCTCATCAAGCCACTCCTGAAGCTTACCCATCAGCGGCCCTTCCTCTTCCCGCCCTTGGATTTCTTGGCATAGTTGGGGTCTTTGCAATACTTGGACGCGGCCAAGTTAGCGTAGGCGCTGGGGTAGGTGTCAAAAGTGCGTTTCGCCCAGGCTTTGCCTTCTGGGCAAATCTTGCTGCCCTTGCTCTTCTTGGGCACCGCGCCGCCCTTACGAAAG